ATACGCTGTGCCTGAACCTTCATTTCGGAACGGTTGTTCTCCTTCTTAGCTAAATTATAAGCCCATTCCGCACTTTTTATCTGTTGTTCCAAGGACTCGACTATAGCCTGTTTTGACAGTGTTCTGGATTTTACAACTTCTTCATTATATGCCTTCCAAAAACCAGTCAAATCCTGTATATGGCCTTTCTCATCAACATATTTCCTAAAGAGTGCTGGATATAGTTCCTCAATATCTTTTAAAGCTTTAAGTTTAGTGGTCTCGGCTTCCACCTCGCTATTAATGGTGCTAACAAGACCTTCCAAAGTACGTTTCCGATCTTCTTCGTCCGTGTCGAGTTTTTCTATTTTCTTGTTGTACGAGTCCAAAGCACGTTCAGCAGATGTTGTGCTGTCGGATAATGCCCACATTGCAACTCCAAGTCCTACTACAGCAGTAGCCAACAACACATAAGGATTGGTAAGCATTGCAGCGTTTAAAGCTAACTGCGCTTTTCGTGCCAATAAACGGGCATTGGTAAGTCCAATCTCCACAAGAGTATGTTTACTTTCGGCAGCAGTAACAAGCATCACTGCGGTCCGGTATGTACCATAAGTAACCACTAATCCAGCCAAGATCTTACCTACTGTTTCATAATTCTGAATCAACGAAGTTGTCATTTGAATACCGTCCATGATAACACTTTCCGACTTTGTTCCCAATTCGTTAAACACGGAATCCAAAGCATCCTGCATCATAGACAACTGACCATTGATAGTCTTTGAGGCATTCTCAGACATATTATAGAACTTACCACCAGCGGAAGTAGCATCAATGAATGCCTGTTGAACCATTTCAGCGGAAACAGCACCTTTGGACATTTCATCTTTCAAAGTTGCGATAGATTTTCCGGTCTTTTCGGAGATAATCTGTAACGGGTTGAATCCAGCGTTTATCATTTGATTCAAATCCTGCCCCATAAGTTTACCCGCTGCTGACATCTGTGAAAATGCCAAAGTTAGCGAATTGAACTTACTGGATTCCCCCATAGAAATATCACTAATGGCTTTCAAGTATTTGATAGTGTCTTCTGCTTGTATGTTAAATCCAAGCATCATCTTTTCTGCTCCAACCATATCTGACATAGTAAGTGGAGAAATCTTAGCCAGCTCCTTGATTTGCGGAATCAGTTGCCCTGCCATATCCTTTCCAACCATAGTCTCAATAGCGGTCTGCATGGATTGAAATTCGCCACGAACACGAATCATACTTGACAAGAATTCTTTGATTGAATAACCTCCCAGCAGTTTCTTACCCATATTAGACATGGCTTGTTCCACCTGCTTAGTTACATCTACATTTTTTTCACCATCTTGCCAATACAAAGCATATTCATCGCGGAGCTTCTTTACTGACAAGCGGGCGTTAGCCTGTTCCTGGGTAAGGTTAAATAAAGAACTTTTTTGCTCTTTCAATTTTTCATTTGTAGACCTTATTTTAGCTTCTAAGGAAGAAGTATCACCATCCTGTTTTAATGCTTCACGATACTTGTCTTTAAGACCGGACAATTCATTTTTCAATTGTTGGATAGTTCCACGTTGAAATGTTATTTTTTCCGACAATCCATTCACGACCTGAGAAGCATCGAAGATTTTCCTTTTGAATCCTGTTTCCATCTCCGCTCCAGCTTTGGCTGCATTAGTCACCAACTCATCCAATCTTTGGTTGGATGCAGCAAGTTGGGCATTCAAAGCCTTGAAAGCAGCAGGAGTCTGCGTGCCATCCATGCTCATTAACTCCTGCTTTAATTTTGCAATTTCATTACGAAGTCTTACAACTTCTTCCCAGTCACTACCTATCTTAAAATATAATTTTGACATATCTATTTCTTTTTCCTACGATTAGCCAATTCCTTACCACTGATTCTATTCACCTTCTGACCACCATATACTGCGCGTAATTTATCCCGTTGCATCATCAGCAGATTCCGATAAGGGATAATCTCAAACACTTCTGTATAACTCAGATGCAGCGTGTCAATCAAATGGGCTATCTGCCCGAAGAACGTTGTGTTTCCTACTGTTTCGGTCTTGCTGCCAGCATCGACACGTTCCTCATCGAGCTGACACACTGAAAAGCCGAAATATCCATCATAGAGAAACAGACTTCCAAGGCATCTTTGACTTCTTCAAAAGTGCCGTTCTCCAATTCTTTGACCAAACTATCATTCCCGCAGATGAAGCATGAAATACCTTTCAGCATATCTTCAGTAGCTTCAGGAAGCTCTTTAATAGCTTCCATGACATTATCTCCAGTCATGCCGATATTGGAAAAATGATGAATGGCACGACAGATAATTTTAATTGTAGGAGGTTTAATGGTATAAACCATCCCTCCTATCTCCACATTCATGAAATCCAGCCCTAACAAAGCATCAGAAACCGTTTTTGCTGCTTGATTCATATTCTTAAACTAAAAGGGGGAATGGTATATATCCATCCCCCGGTTATCACTCTTGTACTTTTACCAATGTTATCTCTTTTTTAAGAGTGGTATCAACTTCAGAAGGAGTGGTTTTAATATCTCCTGACTGAGTGACGTACCCCACTTTCGACACTTCATAGTGAACGGTAGCCCCAGCATTCACCTGCTTTGACTTGACCGTTACACCGTCCAGCTTTACGGTCGCATCGGAAGGAGTAGGTACAATGGTTACTGTAGTTCATGCCTGCAAAGCTTTAATCTGCCCCTCTTCGTAGTTATACTCAGAAGAAACGCCTTCAATTCCCGGTTCCTGCACCAAGCCTTTTACAGCGATTGCAATTGCCTTATCCGTATTGGCTTCACGGGAAACAATACGGCATTTTGGGAAGATGAACCAGACATCATCATCGGTCAGACAGAACAATGCTTTGTTGATAATAACTTTGTCTAAAGCACGCTTCCAACCCACATCTTTAGATGTTGCCTGAATAACATCGCCCCCCATGAACGCTTTCTTTGTCTTCCAGTCATATTGTCCGATAGAGAAAGTGGGTGATACTTCTCCCGGCACATCATCGTAACGGTAATTCTTTCCCGTTAATTGGTTCTTGTACCCAGTGACGGAGGCTTCCGTTTCCTCAATCTGCCACGTTTCCCCGTGTACATTCAAAACCTCATCTTTTGCTTTGATAGCGGCTTGAATCAAAGTCTTTGCGATTTCGGGGGTAATGTCTGCCGTTACCTTATCAATATCGGCAAACAAGATTCTTTTTATTCCTACTGCTGAAATCATAATCTTATAGTTTTACATTTATTACTTCAAATAAAATTCTCACATTCACGTAATGGCATTTCAAAGCTGTATCCGCTTCCGTGCCAATTGATTCGATAGAATAACGATAGGTTGTACCGTCATAGGTGCTTACTACATCATCAAGCAGCTTGCCAGCCTTTCTTTCGAGTTCGTTAAGCCGGATTGTGTTCGCTTCATTCTCGCTTAAATTGGGTACACATAGATTCACTTCTGCGAAAGATTTCTTCCAATACTTTCCCGGCTGTTGTTTCTTCGTGTGGATGACAATCCTTTCGGACTTCAATTCACCCGTCAGCGTTTCACCATCAGGCACTAGATCTATTCCGAAAGCCTTGCAGTCCCGGTAGAGGATGTTTCCTATGTCGGTAGTTACTATCATTCCACAATCTCCCAATCTTCTGCAAATACATCACTGATAGACGGAACCCATGAATCAGCGCGTCCGGTATTCTCGTTGTAGATAAGACACTGGCTTGTATAGTCAATAAATCCCTTACCTTTCAGAATAAGGTCTTTTGCCGATTGGGGAAGCGATTGCATCTTAGGGATGATGTCGCTTTCGATATGAGCTGGCACTTGTTTGAATACCATCAAACCTTTACCGTTCCAACCACTTCTACGAACAGTCCCACCTTGTTTTAACACTTCGATAGCATCACCGAAACAGATAGGAGTTTCTTTCTTGACTTCTCGATATGATTCTTCAAACAGTTCTTTGGGTGACCAACTTTCATAGCCATATTCAGTACGAGTGTGATATCCTAGTTTATAAGACTCATTCTCTTCTATTTCACTTTTTACCAAGCCTTTACTGCAAGCTTCACCCAATGTCATAGGTTCTGCTTCAATCTGTTTTGTTCCAATGTACTTTTTCATTTTTCAAATTCTTCTTTTAATCGTTTCTCCGCAAATAAAGCAGCACTACTCAAAACATCATACCCTTTAGATTCTACGAATGATGCGTATTCCGCTTCGTTTTTCAATGTCAAACCGTCTTTATTGACATCGTAATCATTGGACGTTCTCAAAGTGAGTGTATGGTCTTGATAATCCCCATGTTCCTCTGCGTACTTCACGGCTTCATCGCCTACATCAATCATCTTCTTTTCGACCTCCCATTCTCCTTCATCGAAAAAGGAGTCGACATCTGAGAAATCGAAATCTACATCCATAATTCCGAGTAGTTAAAGTAGTTTGTACTCTTCACTGTATAAACTTCGCCTTGGCCTCTTACGCTATCACCATCCATGCAACGTACTTCATCACCAGCCTTGACAGTAATTCTTTTCTCACATACTACATGATAATTCGGACGATACACAGAGCCGTTATCAGATGAAAACTCTTTGGTAGTGTTATCATCACAACGGCACTTGCATACCTTCTGCCAGTATTCACCACCTGTTCCGGGAATAGGTCTGCCAAACTCATCCTTGTCCATCGGGGTGATAACTTTTACCTGCAATATGTGTGGGGCGAATATCATAAGAAAGTCACTTTAGGTTTGTTACCCAGTTCGTCTTTCAAACCGTACTGTTTACACAGAAATGAATAGTAATCCTTAATGCCTTGAATGTTCCAAGACATAGAAAAACCGCTTTCGCTGATGGAAGTGGCACGAAGCAATAGAGAGGGGATGAACTTCGCAATTGCCACCGACACCCGTGTTTGGCAATCCTCGTTCATCTCACCCCCTCCGCTTATCTTTGCGTTCAGACATATATCGAAAAGGTCAGCCTCCGACAAGTTAACGCTGAAGGTCTGAAACTTCTGTAATATATAATCGTTTACTGTCATGCGTTCATCTCACTCAAATCGAAGTTCACAATCAGGTTCGGGTTCGCAATCTGCGGAATCCATTCGGCTGTGTATTCCAGATAGCGACCATTGCCGTCCTTGTAACCTGAAATCAGCATATCGCCATCTGCCTGAGTGTAATTACGTCCCGGTACACCATCCACAGCTTCATAAGGAGTGTGGAAGCGCATATAACCGATTTTATCCTGCGGAAGCAGGGAAATACGACCATCTGCATAAATGGGGATATTCTTACCTGTTTGGTCTACCACATAATCTTCCTTGATTTCAATAGCCGGAAGTCCGATACCTGTAAAAATGGTAGAAGCCAGTTGCGAGGTGATAAGCCCGGTAGACATATACATTTCATTGCCTGTAAGCTGCATTTTGAACTTATCTCCAAATTCACTTGAACCGATAATATTCTTGATGAATGTGCCACGGCTCATAATCATCTTGGGGAATGTGCCGTAAATAGATTTCAGCTCATTCAGTTTCTGCTGCAAGTAAGTGACGAAATAGTCTTTATCCTCTGTGTCCGGCTTGATAAACTTAAACGGCAAGTCGATGTTCAATAAGTCAATTCCTCCGGCATTGTCGTCCTTGTTCTTCACGCTTGCTGCTCCAGTCATCAACAGAGAGCCTACGATAATGTCCATACGCTTGTGCGGTGCCAGCAATACCTGACGGTAATCGTCATAGATGAAGTCCACGATGTCACGCATGGCTGCTTTCTGGTCTTCCGGTTTGGCGGCATTATACTTATCTATCAAGTCCTGCAAGTCAGACAAACGGTCGATTGAGATTTGATAGCGGTCACCCAAATAGGCAATCTCACCATATCCGGAACCGATATTCCTGCGTTCACGGATAGGCTTTTCGCCATAACGGGAGTTGATGGAACCAGCCATCACGCCAGTAACCTGACCGATGTAGTCTTTAAATACACGAGTAGTAGTCCTACGGAAGCCCAAATACTGCTGCCAATAAATTGTGTCCTTTCTTGTCTTGAGGACACGCTGAATCACTGCATTTACAATGTTCGGGTCATTAAACAATGTATGAATAGTTAGCATCATATATTAGTCCTCCTTTCTTTATTTTGCCATTATACCTGCGTTTTTCAACGCTGTCAATAATCCGTTAAAGTTTTCTACCGACACCGTACCAGATGCATCATTCACTTTGGCTGCCTGCTTTACACCTCCAAAAGCAGAAGTCGTAGCTGCTGTTAAAGTATACTTGTTAGCTTGTGCTGCAACCCCATCCAATTTGGCTTTATCTTCCTTACTCATCAAACCGTCCTGACTAGAAGAAGCCTTAGGAATAGATACGGCTTCTTTTTCTTGTTTGACATCCAAAGCGTTAAACTGGAAGTGCGGCATATTCGCCTTGTCAATATCTGCGAAAGGCATTACCAGCTTGGTCGGTTCGATTTCAAACGCACGCATCAAAAGGGAAACCAATACTATGCCATCCTCTACCTGCTTCCTTTCATACAGAGCTGAATTTGCGATAACTTTGGGCGTTGTACCGTCTGCGGCTGTCGCTTCGTAAAGAACTGTTCCAGCTTCTAGATTTTCTCCAAAGTCTGCCGCTAACGTCAGCTTATCAAAAGCTTTGTCAGCCTTGTCAATAGCGTTGATTGTCGCTCCATGCGCACCGTTACCCAAGTGCATACCTTTGTAAGCCAAAGAACGTTTCTTGATTTTCAATGTGGTATTGGAGCCTGTTGTAAACTTCTCATATACTTCCACACGGATAGCCACTTGGGATGTTTTCTTCACCAAGTCAGCTGCAATCGGTGTGAATGAGGGCAAGTACGAGCCGACAACGAGGTTGGTTGTGTCCAACTTGTACGGACCTCTGCGTCTGCGTCCGGTTTCTACGTCGTAGCGTTCTTCCTGCTCAACTTCCGGTTCAAGATTATACTTAAATCCTGCTGCCATAAAATCACTGTTTTTGTTGTTCTACAATTTCTTTAGTGTCGTCTGCAATCATTTTCGCAAACGACTGAGTCTCATTCTCCAGTTCTTTTTTTGCTGTATCTGGAGGAACTACACCCTTAAAGCCGTCATTCGCAAACTCCTGCTTCAAGTCCTTGAAGTATGCGTCCAAGTCCTCATCGTCCTTAATGGCGCATCGTTTGGCGTAGTTTTCGGGAATACCATACTCCTTTGCCTTTGCCAAAATCTGCTGGCTACGTGTTGTTTGAGCCTTTTCCGTTTCTAACTGTGTTAGCTTATCAGAAAGGTTCTTGTTGGAGTCAATTAAAGCTTGCGCCCATGCAGGCACATCGTCTTTATTCTCTTCCGTTTTGGTGGTTGTGGTAGTCTCGATTGGCTTACCGTCTTTAAGGTTATGCCTCTTCTCGTAGTTAGTCACTGCCGTTTTTGAAGCATCCCCGGCACGGAAATCACCATAGGAATTAAGCACGTCCGAAAAACTGATACCCTCAACAATGGAGTTTACTTTTGTCTCGTCCGTTACACCCTCTGCCTTTTTGGTGGCAATGCGGGTAAGAATAGCAGTGTCCACCCCAGCGAATTTCTGTTGTAGCCCTGCTAAGATTTGTTCTAAGATTGTCATACCGTATGAATTTGATTTATAAATTTCTACGGTAAATTTCGTTATTTATAAAGAAGGTGAAAAATTATCAGATAGGTGATACACGACAATAAAACGATTGTCGTAAAATGGTATAAAAAAAGGCGTGAAACCGAATGAATCACGCCTAAAATATATCACGACAAAAACTTATACTTATACTCCCAACACTATATTTGCATCAATATTTAGCTTCCGGCTTATCTCACGAGCAACTTTCAAGGTTGGTTCACATTTACCAGATATATAATCACTTAATCGTGATGGGCTGACACCAACTAACTTTGCAAGTGATTTTTGATTAAGCCCCATTTCGTACATACGAAGTTTAAGAACATCCACAAGTGTTGGTTCTCCCAATGCAAAATGTTCTTCGGAATAATCAGCAACCAAATTAGAAAGAAGCTCCAATTCTATGCTATTTGGGTCATTCAAAGGAGTATCATCTTTCACTAATGGAAGAAGTTCCTCTACTCTTTTCACCGCCCATTCATATTGGGCTTGATTTTCTATCTTTGTCATAATCCTAAATATTAGCGCAATCTATTTTATCATATTCTTTATGAGTACCAATAAAGCGAATATACACAAACTGAATAGTGAATTTAATCACTACTACCAAACGATAGTTATTGCCTTTGATATTGAAAACATAGTGTTGATTACCTACATTATCAACGCTATTAAACGTTTTCTTAATATCGGCAAAACAGGTCCACTTGCTTCTTTTCACAATGGTAGTCCATTCTTGCAAAGCGACCTTTGAATCGGGATGGTTCTCTGCATATTCTTTTAATGCTTGTTCGGTAAATATTCTCATTGGTTACTCAATTATCGTGTGACAAAAATACATATATAATTCTATAATTCAAAATTATATTCTAATATTTACAATTTAAAGAGCAAAAAAATAGCGGCAACTCCAAAGAGTCACCACTAACTATCCTATTTTCCCTATCAAAAAATTATAAATCCCGTAATTTTTCTGACTAAGAGGCGTTTTTCTGTCCCTTATTTCCGATTTGCTCATTCTTTGCCACCTGTTCCTCTTTGATTTCCTTCAGCTCTTCATCAATGCGATCCGCGTTCCCAGCAAACATAATGCCCTCACGTCTTGACCATACACCACCACTAACAGCGGAGACAGCCGTAGTAACCTTATCATTCAAATCATCAATCATATATGGAACCAGTTCTGTTTCTATGTCAATGGTCTGCGATGCCTTGCTAAACTCGGTTGGATTGATAGAGCCTAAAGCGGAAACAATGAAATTTACTCTCCGCTGCAAGAACTCACCGATAACCTCACCGTGATTTTCTACCGCCATATGTGCACCCATAAACATGAAGCGGAAAGCAGTGCCGGAAGCCTTGCCTATGCCTTTCAATGTCTCAAACGATATTCTTGGAGTGTTTGACATATCATAAGCCATATTAGTGAGTGTTTCTGCTTCAAAACGTACCGTATCCGGAACTTGGTTCCACGTCAGATACTGGGCATCCGCACCTTCACCTGTAAGTTTGACCATTCTATCCTTAACCTTACCCATGAAACCCTCTACATCTCCAATTAGCTTCAGCAGTGGGAAGAAATGGTAGTCTATACAATCAGCATAATTAGATAACAGTTTTTCCAGCCGGACACGGAATGTCTTTATCTTCTTGCAATAAGGTTCAGGACGATAAGCATAAAGAACCGGTAGTTTTGGGAATCCATGAGCAAAAGGCGTTCTTTCTTCATACCCTTTAGACAAATCCCATTGATAAACCATTTTGTCCGTGATAGTCATAAAGCAGGTGACCTCCGAATCATCCATGAGCTTCTTTTTATACTCACGTGAGAAAGCAATCATTTTACCTTCGTCGTTAAAGAACGGGTATAGTTTATCACCTCTGAATGGAGACCATAACACGCTTTTCAGTTTCTTGGTGGGCTTGACCTTGCCACCGAACGTAGTCTTAACTTTCTTCCAAAACTTTGCCCAAAACGAATCATCATCGGTAACATACCAATATTCTGCCGCTTCTTGTTCGGAGAGCCAGGCACGGACAATCTTCTTGTTTTGGTATTTGATTTTGTTGGATTTAAATACAGCCTTTACCGCATCCAGCAGCTTCTTTTCATCATCATCAGTTGGAGTGCAATCCATAGACGGTTCTGTGCCGACTGTAAAAGCAGTTTGGATGTTCACGATATCCTGTTCCAATGGAATGGAGATACGGTTCACCGGTTCAGTCTTATACTTTGCTTCGATTTCATAAGTCTTACCCGTTTTTTCATCGAAGTGCTTCTCTGCTTCTTTTTCAAGAACCTTTCTGTCCGGATATTTCTTTTTGTCAACCATGATTTCATGTCGTTCCGGATTCCAATCATCCCAAAGTTTGCAACGGTCGGGAAGTTCAGTCTTCCTACCTTTCTTCAGGTAGTTTATCTTCTGCCCGATGTCAGGCAATGCTAATATTTCTTCTAAATTCAATGGCATAGTTTATATTTTTAATGTGTGAATATTCCTGTTAAATCTTTCGGCTTCTGAATCTTACCAAGAAGCTCACCCAATACATAGTAACGTACAGCATCTATTCCGTGATTGTCATGGTCTTCCGGTTCGTTGATATAGTTCCCGTCCTTATCCTTTGCCCAAACATACTTTCTGAACTCGCTTTGCAAGTTGTACGAGCGTTTGGTTATATAAATCTCCATATCTTTCATTTTGTCAATTCCGGCATTGATAGAGCCTGCACCTTTCTCTACGGCATATATCTTGATTCCTCCGTTGTGTATCTCTTGAATCAAACGTGGGTCTGCGCTGTCAGCAATGACTTTCAATCCCCACGGGCGAAGAGTCTTGATGATGTCAGAAGAAAGCAATCCAGTACGGTAATCCACTTCATCCAAGTAAAGGGCGTTATCAACGATACCACAACGAATGGAAGCAGACGGGTCATGCGTATAACCGAAGTCTTGCCCGAAAGCAATTTTCTTTGCCCAAGCCGGGAACTCGTCAACAATTCCCCACTTCTTGAACACAGCACCTTCTGCAACGTCAGCCCACCGGCCGATAACCACATGAGCATACTTTTCAGGATTACTCACCTTCATATCTTCCACCTCTTTCAGGAACTCAGGAGAAAGGTTATCCAAGTTATCAAAATACGTAGTATGGATATGGAGCACATTCGGATGAGTGGAAATCTGAACCTGCACACCGTCAATCTCTACCAGCTTGTGAGTTTTCTCAATGTATTTCTTGTAGATGAAGTGATTGGAATCGCATGGGTTCATTATAATGATAATCCGGTTCTGAATACCCTTCTTGCGAATGGAGAGCATTATCTTGTCGAACTCATCTTCGCTTGTCCACTCTTCCGCTTCATCGCAGACAAAAGTCGTAATGCCTTGAATGGATTTCAGTTTTGCTGTCTGGTTTCCGGAAGAAGTCTTGATACCCCGAAACATGATACGGCTCTTAGTCATCTTATTGACTATGTCCGTCTTTGTGGTCTTGAAATATTTCGTGGTACCGTCCAAATCTATCTTCTCCATCATTTCGGGGATGATAGACATACCGGCAGAAACCATCGTGTAACGGGTGTAAAGAATCTGATGAACTATTTTCTCTACGGGAGTCATTTCAAAAGTCAACCGCTCAATAAAGGTAGAAGCATTGAAAGACTTTCCCGAACCACGCCCACCGGTGATAAGGATAATGAATTTCTCCGTATCGGTGTAGAGAGGGTGATATATGGGCTGGGGTACTATCATTTCAGCTTGTCTTTAATCCATGAATCAATAGTGATGCCGTGGTCGATGTCAGCAGGAATATCTGCATCATCTTCAGCTCTTGGAGCCGGTCTATTCCATTGTTCGGGCTTACGGTTTTTGAGCCAGAAAATACCAGCTGTTGTATCAGGTGGTACTTCTTGGTCTAATTCCACAATCTCTACCCGTTCTTTCTCGCATCTGCGACCTTCTTCATCGAAAAACACATCTTTCACCTTAATAGCCTGTTGAACTTTTACCTTCATCCCCATAGCCTTACGATAAATCTTGCTTTCAATGGCAAAATCAATGGGCGCACGCCCATTTTTTAATGCTTTAGATAATTTAGGCAATTTACCTTTCAACACAGAGAAATGCGCTTCACTGTAGCCGATGTTTGCTGCGATTTGCTTATCGTCCAAACCATCACGTGCCCAACCCTCAATACGGATTAGGTTCTGTTCATCATCAAAATCAAACTTCGGCTTTGCCATACTTATTCAATCAGTTTTAAAACACCTTCCCCTTTAGCGAACTTATCATCTGTACTTATACCAAGCAGGTCACAAAAATCAGCCTTAGCTTCGTAGGAGGAGAACGAAAGCATTATGTAAGCTTCTTCATTGAGTTGGCGTTCCTTAGCCACTGCCTTAACCTGTTGCTTAACCTCTTTCATGTGAGCTTTCTTTTCTTCATCTGTTCTATCAAGACGCTTTGATTCTTTCACCGGGGAAGATAGCAAATTATCTAAAGAATCAGACAATCTAATATCATCAATACCACTTATGGATAGAATATCATTAAGTTCAGCTTCACTCAAACCGACATCGGAGTAATCAATATCATTAATGTAATCAGCTATCAAATCAATATCTGGTTTAGTATTTCCCACGGCCATGTATGTAAGCTGTTCCTTCTCAGCCTTATCATCCAGATTTACGACCTCAACCTTAACATTGTAATCCGTGCTGGAAGTACCATCGTATTTATAATGCAAATCCATTGCTTTTATCCTGCGATGCCCGTCTATAAGATTTCCCGATTTCTCATTCCATACGATACCGCCGAGGAAACCCACTTTTTGCAAGTTCTTCTTTTGCAGTTTTACCCTCTCATCAGAATGCCTTTTAGGATTAATCGGATTCAGATTTATTTTGGAGCGCTTTATAATTCTTGTCTCACTTTGCTTTAGTTCTTTCATAATCGTATTCAAATAGTTTTCGTTCCACCAAAGGGTATTCATTTATAACTTTCTGCAAATCACCCGGAAATCTATTACGAAGAAAAAGAAGGTAGTTAATATCCGTTATGTCCGTTCCGGATGATTGATGCTTGGAATCGTATGATTCCGGTTTGATTAAACCAGCCCTGCTAATATAATCCATGACGTCTTTATTTTTGTATTCAGACAATGGATAACACTTCTTTTGCGCTTCATTAATTCCGTTCATGTCGTATGTACGTAGCATCAAACGCCTGTTCATTGAATCGGATTGCTTAAAGCCGAAGAAAGCCCACTCAATATTGTATTTCTCCCTTACTATATCTGTAAGCTGAGCCATGCTGTAAAGTTTCTGTTTCTCATTTTTCTCGCATCCCATATACCCAATGCGTCTATAGGAATAAACTGCAAAATGAGGAATCTGCACATACTTAACATTTGGATATTTATTACAAGCATAGTTTATATAACGGTTAATATGAGATAAGTCTTTAACAACGTACATATAAACGCATACAATTTCTTTAAAGTATGGTGAAATAAGGTCTAAAAGGGCTATACTGTCTTTACCCGATGCCGAGTGAAACAATATAACCCTGTCAGTCCTTTCGGCGATAGTTTTTATTATATCTATTGCCTTTTTCATCATCAAGCAATCCTACCACCTACCTTACGATTAATTCTCGCTCTTTGGGCTGCATTTCTACCCATAGATTGAAAACGACCAGCTTCATAGTCTTTTCGAGTGCGATATTTATTACCGCTCGCATCAGTTGCGTAAGTTTCTCCCATAATCTTAAATTTTAAATTAAACAATCTTTTTACCAATAAGTAAAGCCACCGAAGTGGCTTATATTATTTCAATCCATCATGATGAATAATCTCACAGATATGTAAATAATAGAACAATGGCACTTCTTCGGGCGGATTTTTCTTGAAATCTTCTAGCTGTTCATCGAAATCATGAAAATCAAATTCATCGTGCATGAACTTTATTCCTTCTTCTGTTATTTCGCCTATACCAATTTCATCAATGGCGACATCAAGTGTCCATGGTGCACCAGTACTATAAAAATGAATAGCTTCTATATCAGTCCTTAAAATAGGTTGACATTCTTGCTCGCGTCCAGCTTTTCTAAATTTCTCGTTTTCGTCAACTTGCGCAAAGTCCGTGAACATCTTCTCATATTTGGCGCTAAGCATACGTGTTTCTATGCTCTTTTTACCATTCAAAATATCTAAAGCGTTTTCTTTTGTCATTATGAGCGAATACGCTTCTATCTCTTGACCATTATAATTAATCTTCATATCACTATATCGTTATAAAATTTATACATAAAAGATAGTACCCCAAAGGTACTACCACAACCAAAGATAACGAAATATCTTCAATCGTTATACACGACAATTGGCTTATTGTCGTGAACTAAGCCATTTATCCCGTCTTTCTCTACACGCCTCTAAGGTAGGTGCGCAACAAGCAAAGAGTTCACCACTTTCAGTACGGTAATCGTACTGGTACATTCTCACTCTTTTACCTCTCAACCTAGTGTTGTAGGTAGTGTAATTCTCTTTGCCGGGCTGGCATACGCTGCAACCGTTTACATTTATTGAGTTCATAATTCAAGTAATTGTTTCGTTTTATCCACGTCTACAAAACTCGTCCACCCTGCTTTATGCAGCTTTATAGCTGCCTCTCTGATTGTGATTTTGCCACTCTTGACACTTTCTTTCAAAGATTCTAATACATTCTTCATTCTTAATTCATTTTTACGTTCAATCTTTCTTCACTCGTATAAGCCACTACAAGCCCTGTTTCATCATGCTGTATGGTGATGTACTTTTCACCCCTCTCTATAGTAGAGAAGTCATAAGGGGTTACCATCTTACCTAACACTTTGCCCAGTTGCTTCATCAGTGGGGCTTCAGGGCTGATAACTAAAACTAAATCTGCTTTCATAATCGTGTATATTGTGGTAGCCATAAGGCTACCGGATTAGAACTCAACCAATATCAATCTTTCTAAAGAACCTGATGCTTTCACCCACATATGATTATGTCCGAAACCATAATCGAAAAACAGTTTAAAATAAGGGTATCTTACTATTAAAGAGTTCATACAGCCTCTTAACTCGTCTTCTGACATACAAGAAGTTATTTCATTGATAATTTGAACGAAAAGGTGTAAAACTTCTGGTTCATTATTCAATAACGGTTTTTCTATAACTGCTTTTAAAAATATATTTTCTTTCATATTCTTCTATATTGCGCAGGGCTTTCGCCCTGCCGATTTATGTTAATGCGTTTTATCCTCATGTAATAACTCGCAGTAAACTGGTGTTGTGGCATCTGTGTGCTTATTGGCTATAAGAACCTCATTACTATCCCAGTTAATATATACCTGTGTAGCAAATGCACCGAAAAACTGAATTTCTTTCGTGCCAAACAATACCACCGCGTCATCATTTACATTTGCAAGTGCTGCAATTAATTCTTTCTTGGTCATATTCTTTTTTGTTGCGCAGGACTTTCGCCCTGCTGGTTAAACTTATAATATCGTAATCTCTTTGTTGCCTATCTCTGTATCTACATTCAGAACCTCGTACTTTTGAGCCTTGTAATTATAAACGACTTCACAGGTATTGAAACCTCTACCATCTTCTCTTTGGTCATAAACAGTATTTATATGCTGATACATTTTATTGCCTAACATGAAGTTTATCTTACCTGATGTACAGAAGTAGAATGCTACTGCATACTTCAATGTTTTCTTTTCATCAATCTTCTTTGTTGCCATGATCGTATATCTTTTAATTGTTATTACTTCGTTTCTGACGATGCAAAAGTAAAACTATATTTTTACTTCACAAAGAAAAAGTCATTTTTATTTTGACTTTAACCTTTATTAGTACATATATAGTTTTACCACAATATATAATGAAGTATATTTGCATTTAAAATAAGTAACCATGAAACTAAGAATCAAAGAAGCAATAAAAGAACAGGGTTTTACCGTTCAATCTGTAGCAGATAAGATTGGAAAATCAAAGCAATCACTCCACGGTATTATAGAAAAAGGCAATCCTACAATAAACACATTGTCTGATATTGCCGATGCTATCAACGTTCCTATAAATAGACTGTATGAAGAAGTAACCGGAGAAGGTGAACTCACCGCCCTTATCCAGTACAAAGGAGACTTTTACAAAGCGAATACAATAGAGGAACTAAAGAAAATAGTGATAGCAATTGAAGAAAAACATTAAATCATTTGCTTTGCAACTATAAAATAGTTACATTTGTAAAAATATCAAAGGCATGGGTACGAAAGAGAAATTAATAGAACGGTTTAAGAACCAGCCAAAAGACTTCACATTTGACGAAATGGAAAAACTGCTATTCATTTTCGGATATGTGAAATCCGACAAAGGAAAGACTTCTGGGTCAAGGGTTATATACAAGAATGGGAACAAAAGACCTATCATGTTACATAAGCCACACCCCGGAAACATAATCAAGTCTTATGCCATGAAGCAAGTACTAAATGATTTGACAGAAGCAGGATTTATAAAATAAGGAGGTTTTATATGAATACATTAAAATATAAAGGCTATATCGGTTCAGTCGCATTTAGCGAAAAAGATAATGTCTTCTTTGGGAAAATAGAAGGCATTGATGGACTTGTAAATTTTGAAGGTGAAAGCGTAAAAGAACTTACCGACGCTTTTCATGAAGCAGTAGAAGATTATTTAGAATACTGCAAAGAAGAAGGTATAGAGCCTCATAAAAGCTATTCCGGTTCATTAAATATTCGTATCTCGCCAGAGGTACATAGTAAAATTGCTATTCTCGCTAAACAAGCCGGAATATCAATAAACGCTTTTATTAAATCAGCCGTAGAAAAGCAAGTTGCAACTATGTTATAACCAACTATGGATAAAAAAGAACTATTTATTTGTGAATGCAACAGCATTGAACATCAGATTGTGATGTCATATTTTGAGGATGAAAAGGAAGTCTATTGCAGTGTACACCTAATACCAGAAAGGAATGTATTCAAACGTATTATCCACGCTGTTAAATACGTGTTTGGTCATCGAAGCGTATATGGAGACTTTGACGAGTTTATCTTCAATCCTAAAGATGCAGATAGATTACAAAGCGTTGTTGACCATTTGAAAACAGAAAAGCCGGAGCACTAAACTCCGGCTCATTAATTGATTAGCCCTTTGAATCTTAACCGATTTACGATTTCGGCATAAAGATACTCTATATCCCCACTGAAATCTCCATAATTCTGATACAGAAACACGACATCAGCACAATTGTCGGAAATTGTACTCTTGGACTGAACCCCAAGTACCCTTGACATCTCTTCGCGTAACCCAGCTGTCATTTTCCCACCGGCAAGCGAACTTGGAGAAAACAGGTACAGGATAATGAAGATGAACTTCTTCCGCTGGGTAACACTATCAATACAAGGGGGAAGACTTCTGCTATTCAATAGCTCAACGAAGATTTTATAGATATCCCTAATAAGGCTTTTATCTCTCAAAATTGGTGAAGCTAAGGCGTTTTCTTCTTCTGAAAGTTCTGATTTCTCAATTCTAATCTTTTTAAGGCGAATTATTTTGTTAAAATCCAGTTCCATAACACGATTATTTTAAAAGTAAATAGTATATTTGCATCATAATCGTGTAAGGAAGAGCTGATTCATGGTCGTGCGTGGGTTGGCTCTTTTTCATTCTTCCCCATTCGTGCTGACGAATGGTTTCTTTTCCAAATCATAGCAAGTGATATATACCCGTTTCCCATTAACATCACATAGAGCAAGGGCATATCCTTTCTCTAGTATTTTAACCGGCTGATTGTCGCAATAGACAGTACTTCCAACCGGAACTCTTATAAAATGACGTACTATCATTTGATTATCTTTAGCTTGTTATACCAGCGTGAAGAGAAAGGGAACCACCCGATTAGGAATGATTCCCCGAAAATGGTTACTTTGTATAGTTTGCTCATGGATTTTTCTTTTTAAGTATTTCAACACATTCCTTTATCCCATCATCGAAACCCTGTTTATAGCCTTTAGTATATTCCCCTATAGTATATACCGCCATTGACAGAAAAAATAGAAGGATACCTACAGGCTTATACCAACCGGGCAACGAGATGGAAAACGGCTTAAATGT